TGCCCGTAAAGGTGTCCGCAGCGTCGGCACCTTCGCGGGTGATAGCGATGCCCATAATCCCGCCGCCTGCCGATGCGCTGCTAACGTCTAACGTAACATCGGTAAATTCAAGCTGGTCAGTCGTGCCTGGACCGGATGCGAGTTGGTCAACCGTAGCGTCGAGCGTGTCGCCAGCGGTGAGCGATGACCCTCGAACGACGGCGCGGTATCCCACCCGCCAGAGAACATTTCCGACATCGCTGTTACTTGGACGCCACCAAATTCTAAGCGTAACGGGGAGCGACGTGTCTACGCTGGGCGAGACTGGCCAAATGATGGCCATGCCGTCAGTTGCGCCATTTTGAAAGTTGTTCTTATCGGCATCTACAGTCAGCGTGAATCCGCCGAGCGCACCAAACTCGATGTCCACCTTTGCCGGCGATAGACCGTTAAGGTCGTCGGCGCTTTTCCATGTCATCCCTTGGTCAATCTGCCGGCGAGCTTGTCCAAAAAACTCGCTCACTCCGTCGAGCCCAACGCGCAAACAACTTGGGTGGAGCTTGCTTTGCTCAAAGATTGGAGCGCGAACCATCGCAACATCTACGCGAAGACGGAACCAGTAGAGGTTAAAGCCAAGGATGGTTTTTTGTGCCCAGGTCGTTGTGCTATCTACGCCAAGCCGGATTTGCACGAGGCTAGTTGTAAGAAACAACTCAGGGCCAGCGGCAGTATGAGGAGCCAGCGCAAGCGTTTCTGCCGCGCCCACTTCCGTCCACGCTGCGCCGTCCCAAACTTCAGCAACGAGCGAGCCGGCAATCCGGGCCGTGTCGGTTGAGAATTGCGCGCCCCACGCCTTGAGCGCTCCGCTTGCATCTTGCAGATTGGAGCCAAATAGGACGGTATGATTTGCAGCGTTGCCCTGATAAGTGAACAGCGAACCGCTCTTGCTGCCGGCGTCCGCTGAAACGTCGGTGAGGTTTCCGCCATCGCTAACCGCGCTCGCCGTGTTATCTGTAGTGATAACAATCTGACCGCGGGCGGAAGGACACCCTTGGCCGAGGTCCGTCGCGAACCCTTTCTCGCGGTGGCCTACTGTTAAATCAGTGAAAGAGCGAAAGCTTGATTCGTCAATCGGGCTCTTCGCATCTTGAAACGTCCAGTTATGATTACTCGCCAGCCACGTTACCGGGATGCTGAGCTTCTGCTCTTGAAGCTCGCAGGCCGTGAGATTGACCGTCCCATTTGCTCCCGTCAATCCGGGGTCCACTAGGATGTCGAAGCTCCCAGTCGAGTCAAAGCGGACGCTGGTCCATTGTACGTTCGCAGCGTTGTCCGTGATGTGGAGCGCGTTGGTGCAATTAAACAACGCAGAGGAGCGCATCACTACCGTCGCGTCAGCACAAAGGACGGCATCTACCGCGAGAGGGTTTCCGCTGTTGATGTCGTTTAGCTGTAGCCTCGCGCCGCCGCTTGCGTGGATGCAATGATTGATGTTTCCGCCACCGGGGACGTGAAGCCCCGTCATTGCCAGGATGCCGGTGTTATTGCATTGAATGAGGAAATTGAAATCCCCGCCGACATAGCGAAACTCTGTAATGATAATCTTACCAAGGCCGCCGTGGTGAAACCCGATGGAGGTCAGGTCGGTCCCAGTTACCATCGCGTTGTACAAGTAGCAGAGCGTCGTGCCGCCATACGCAATAGCCGCAGCGCCGCTTGGTGCGGTAACGCCAATGGAGTGGACGTAGCTGCCATCATCCATCGTGACGACGTTAACGCCGCCGCCCGGCCCGGTGATAAGGACGCGCTCAGGCCCGCCGATTCCAATCAAGGAAATGCCGGTCGTGACGTTGATGTCTTCGGGGTAGCTGCCGGGATAAACGTGGACCGCATCGCCAGGGACGGCAGCGCCGAGCGCCGCGCCGATGGTGAGATATGGCAGGTCGAGCTGGCCGCTGACCGCTGTTCCATCGTTGCCATTCACGGCGTCTACATATAAAAGGTTTCCAGTTGGCAGCGCAGCGGCTGGCGCCGCCCCGACAAGCGTCGCGCCTACTCTCTTCAGAAACTCGCCATCAGCCACCGCGCCAAGCGTCATCGACGTTGGCCCGCTCGTCTCGGTGACCGCTTGCACAACTGCGGCGCCCGGTCCCCAGCTCCCGCCGAGGTCGCCGCTCGGACTCATTCCCTGAACTAGCCCGCCGACTCGCTGAAGGACTTCGGTGTTTGCTACCGCGCCCATCGCCATCGGAGACGGCCCGCTCGTCTCGGTCAAGCCAACGACGGACGGATTCGGATAGACGCCAGAAAGCTGGCCACCGGCTGGCCCGGCTGGCACCGCGCCCGCGAGCGGGTCAACGGTGAAGACAAGCGGCGTGACGTTGAGCGTTACCGGGTCAAGCGTAGTGAGGATGAAATAGCTTTCAAAGTTGCTGACGCCTTCGCCAACATAGAGCGTCATCCCGTTGGACACTTCGCCCTGCTCGTTGGCGCTCGGCCCGCGCTGCATAATCCAAGGCGCTCCAGCGTCGCCAATCTGCGTCAATACATAGATGCCATTATCCTGGCCAGTCGGCTGGTCCTTAATCAAGACTCGCTCGCCCAGCGCAAGGTTCACGACGCCATCAATCCCAGCGGCATTGATTGAGCCATTCGCGTTAGCCGTCAGCGTGTCATCGGTGCGAGTCGCCGCGAGCGCTGCCGTAGTAGCAACGCGAGCCGACTTCTTCCAGTCGGACGCGACGCCATCACCGACGGAGATGTCCACCTGTTTTGTGAGCGGGTTATAGGCAACATCAGCGCCCTTTAAATTCCACTCTTTAACAGTCGGCTGGACTTCAATCCCGCCGTCGTAAATGCGCTGACCTGTTAGGTCATCAATCCAATTGCTTGCCATGATTGGGCCTTACTTGCGGAAGCGCTCGATGAGCAAGTTATAGGGGCGCATGATGTCAATGCTCGCGCCTACTGCGACGGCGTCAATGCCGAGCTGGAGCTGGAACGTAGGGACCATTGGCGCGATGACAAGAATCGTCGCGCAAATGTTGACCTGGATTCCGAGATTCGGCGCCAGCCCTGGATTGATGCTGTGCATCCAGCCCGGCAGCTTGGTGGACGTGGCAGCGATTCCAAGGAACAAGGAATCCGGCGGCCCTACAATCGAAGTCGGGTCAATCTGGATGGAGCCGGTCACCTTGATGACGTCGTCCAGCTCAAGGTCTTCGATTGCGAAATCGAGAGCAGTGGAGAATCCAATGTTCCCAACTCCCGTGACAAGCGTTTCCACTACAGCCCGCGTAGGAGGGACGCCCGCCGCAACATAAAGCGCTGACGCTGACGCGACGTTTTCCGGGTAGCTCAGAATCTGCCGGTTGTACAAATAGCGGCTTCGGTCGGCAATTTCTGTGAAAGCCCCGTTCACCGAAGCCGCATTGGCAACGTCTCCGTCATCGGGAATCGTAACCGTTGGGCTGAAGGTATCGGTTTCGGGAATTATATGCGCCATGAATCAGACCTTGATAATGCCGCCCCAATAATCGAGGCTGGCGATGTTGTACGGAGCCGGAGAGCCCCATGATTTGAATGCGTACTTTGGGCCCCAGAAGTGACCGATGGGCCACTTTACCACGCCGTTAGCCCACGTGCCGGTGCCCCAATTAAAGAGGCCCCAGATGTTGGTGTCCCAAGCTAGGATGACGTCCACGCCAATCTCGTGGGCACTTTTCCACTTGCGGAGAATCTTGAGAATAGCAAATATATCCTCTTGAGTTGCTGAGCTTCCCCAAGTGTAACCGCCCGTTCCCCAACTGCCGTAGACCGGTCCGCCCCAGGTTGCTACGTCCCAATTCGGCGGGTCAGTTATCACGAGCCACCAGCGGGACCAGTGCGTCGAATTAGGGTCAGCGTTCCAGAAGTAGTTTGGCACCAGCGTGATGTTGGCCGCAGGGATTCCAAACGGGGCCAGCGCGTTCTGAGCAAAGAGAACGGTTGCCGCTTCGCCCCACAAATCCCAAGCGTCAAATAGGCGCTCGCGGTATTCCGCGTCTGTCTCTGGCGGCGTGCGAGCTATGCCGCGCTCGTCACCGATGGACGGCAGCGCATCGTTTGGCGAAGTGCTCTCCTTTAGCCAAGGCGCGCGGAGCGCTTGCGCCTCGCCCTCTGCGATAAGGTCAGCGCCAAGCCCTTCGGTGACGCCAACGAAGCGCTCTCCGAAGAAGCGCCGAAGCCACGACGGAGAAAGCTCCGCGGCAAATTCTCGGAAGTTGGTCATACGCTGATATAGCTCGGCGTGATTGCCGATACGGTCATGATGTCAAAGGCGCCGATGTTGACGTTTCCGGGCGGCAAGCTCAGCACAATTTGCTGGACGCCTGCGATGGCGGTCATCGCCCCAATGGCTTCCGAGTATACGAACTCACCGGGCGAAGCCGCAGCAAACGACGTCCCGCCAATCGGCAGGCCGTTGACGTAATCGGTCAGCGCTTGCTCCACCGCTGACTGGGTCACCGCGTTATTAAGCGCCGCCGTTATATAGCAAGTATATTGGAACAGCTGCGGCTGGGCGGCGGCGGCAAAAACGGTGACCTGAGCTGTCGGGTTTCTGATTCTGTCCGCTTCGGTCTGAGCATTGACAACGTCCGTCGCGCCGCTGACTCCGCTAGGTCCAGCGATGTAGATATGAAGCGTTCCAGGTCCTGCCGGGTTGCTGTCGTCCACCTTAATCCGGGCCGCGCCAGGGACGGCGGTTCGAATGAAATTGATGTATCGGTCTGCCGGGTCAGATGGGCTGAGCGTCGCCCACTTCGTTGTGTTGCGGGAGCGGAGCGCGGCGTCTGTTTCTTCGTTGACCCCTTGCTGAGTTATCCACGTGGAGCTTGGCGCAATGGCATCGTTTGAGCAAGTGACACCAGCTAGCGGAGTGGTCAGAATGTTGATGGTCCCGTTTGCCACGTTGGCGTCCGCGCCGGGAGTCTCCGCTTGAATCGTGACGACCAGCGAACCGCTCGCCGGAATGGTGCCGGCTGTCGTGTTGCGGTATGTCCTGCCGTCCGCATCGCTAGCCACAATCTGACCGGCCAAGATGGCGTGAGGCGGGCCAACTGCGGCGCCCGTCAGCGTCAGGTTTCCCAGCGTAGAGACTGCGGGGATTCTGGTGTTATCATAATGCGAGTAGCTGAAGGCGGTCAGCGCGTCGCCTTCGCTTGTATCGTTGAATCCGAGCCGGCTGATAGCGTCAACGCTTAGCGTGAGATTGCTGTAAACGCTCGCAAACATTTCAACCAACGTTAGCTGGACGCTGCCGCTCTGCCAACTCGTGGCGCCAAAGCCAAGCGACGCCAGCTCGGTGATGAGAAACGTTAGCGCCTCGGCTTGTGTAACCGGCGTCCGTAGCTGTGAAAGGTTCAAAGGCATTATGGCTGCTCCAGTATTTCCACGGTCAAGTCGTTGACTGATAGCACTAGCACAAATGGCCCGTCGCTCGCTGTTAGCTCTAAGCTAATCAACAGAGTGCCTTGCTGCGCCGTTCCAAGCTCGCCAAAGTCAAGCGCCACCTTCACGTCCTTGACTCGCTCGTCCTTTAGCGCTTCGTTTTCAATAGCCAGCGCGGTGATTTCTCGCGCCTCGATTCCATTAAGCCGGCTTCGGATGTCGGTCCCATAGTCCGTATCATAGAACAGCGTCCCGCGAGCCGTCGAGATTCGGCGCGCTATAGCCTCTGCCAAGCATCGATTGCCGCTAGTCGCCTGCGATAAGTTGGCGTTAATATCGTCAACGCAAGCGAAGTCTGTTCCGAGATTGCTCATTATGCTTTCAGCTTATCGTTTCCAGTTGTGATGATGCCGGTGATTGGCAGTCCAGCGAAGCCTGGCGGCGGAGGGTTTGGTGGGCTTGGTGGAGCCGGAAGCGGCGAATATACGCCAGGCACGCCAAAGACGTCCGGCGCATAGTAAACCACGAACGTCCCGGGGTCTTGGACCAGGTATCCGCCTATCGTCGAATCGTCCACCCTCGCGATGCTCTGGCTGCCGCCATCGAAGGTGAGAAGGTCCGCGCCGCCCTCCGGCTCCCAGCTTGCGAGATAGGGGCGGGACGGGTCGCCGGCCTCAAAGCCGACAAGGCATCGCGTCCCCACCGGGATTTCGTATCTGTATCCCGGCGCTCCGTTGCGCAATTCGACGAGCCCGATGCCCGTGCCCCTCACCGCTTCATCGTCGGGCAAAACTTCAACGCGCCCGTCCGCCCCCTGGTCAACGACGGTCGAAGGGTACAGTCCGAAATAGGTCAGCCGCCTGCCGAGATAGGCGTCTATGAATGCGGCCAGGCCAGCCTTTATGCGGTCGAGGTTCATAGATAGTATACGTGCTGGCGCACGGAGCCCGAAGCGATGGACGTGGTGACGTAGCTCACGGAGAAGCCATCGAGCGCGGTGGCTGGCGCAACTAGCGCCGAGGTATCTGGCGCAATCGTCAGCGCCCCATTCGCCGCGTCATTATCTACAAGCGTATATGTCACGTCCACGGCTGGAAATTCTTGAGCGCCAAAGAAGACCTCGCCCGCCCTCGTCACTCGCCAGATGTCGCCCGTGTAATCTGCAATCTGACTGAGCGCGTGGCTCGCTGCGCCGCGAGAACGTACCCACGCGGGCACCACGGCCCCTGTAAGGTCGCGCGAGCCTGAATCCGCACTGGCGCCCGCCTCGCTCAGTACGTCGCTTAGCGGCAAAGCTAGCGGACAAGAGATGTAGCTTTTCGCGGCCAGCACTGTGGCCAACTTTCCCGCTCCGCCCGTAATGCGGCCCAGCCATCTGCCGCCGTCGAGCCCGCCGCGTTGCACGACGCCGGAGAATGTGACGCCATCGAGCGAAAGTGTCACCGCGCCGGCTATGTCCTCGGCCGAATCAGCCTCCAGCTCGGCGTGCCAGACGCCCACGGATGGTTCGTATAGCGTGCCGCTGATAACCGCGAAGCCTTCAAGCTCATAGGTCATTAGCTAGCCCCAGAGGATGTTGGCGATTAAGTTGGCAGCCTTGCCGGGGTCCGTCAGCGCTTCTTTGCCAATGGCGAGCGCCGAATCTAGGAAGTCCTCGACCGGCTCCTTCTTGCCGCCTGGCGTGCCGGCTCCGCCTTTGATTGGCGCGGGCGTCGGGATCCATTCAATGGCGCTCATGTTAACGGTCATGACTCCGCTCGAACGATCAAGCTCTGGGAAACTAATGTGGCTGATATAGATGGCGCTAATTCCCATCGCGTTGCATTGCGGGTGGACTATCTCGGTCGGCGTTCTGATACCGCCGATGCGCTTCGGATGAATCAGCGGAAGAAGCTCGTTGAATTTCTTCCAATGCTCGGCGGTCCAGAGGCGAAGGCTTATGTTGATCTTCGCCGGGTCCATCCCGTTATCCTTCAGCGTGCCGCCGTCTTTGCCTTTCGTTTTCTTAACGTCTATTCGGCGCTTGACGCCGGAGCCAGAAATCTCGGCAAGCCCTGGCCAGACGTCGCCAGCCATTAGCAGGCGGTCCCATTGGTCTTGGCCTTGCCCGCTGTCGTTCCAGAACGGAGAATAAACCGGCTCGCTCATCCGCCAATCTCCACGGCCATCTGCTCAAAGGCTGACGCCATCTCCATCAACTGCATCCGCTTGACCATTCGCGCCGTGTCCTCCGCGCTCTGGGCTTCGGTGACATTGAAGGTGTTCGAGTTGTTTTGCGTGACGTTAGCGCCGCCGCCGCCGCCGAATGATGGCGCCACTGCGCCGGCGCTCATCGCTGGAATACTTGCGCCAACGTCGGCAAAGCCTTCTTCATAGCCTAGCGCCGACATGGCGCCCATATTCTCGAAGACCTTGGACGGTGACGATATTCCCAGCGCACCTTTGGCGGCGTCAATTCCGGCGCCGACGACGCCAGTGATTGCGCTCACCACCGCGCCCGCCGCGGCCTTTATGCCCTCTACGAGCCCTGCCATCATGCTGGAGCCTAGGGCCATGAAGCTCGCGCCGAATGCTTTCAGCGAAGCCCAAGCGGACGAGAATGCGCTGCCGATTGACTGGCCAAGGGAGGAAAATGCCTCGCCCATATTTGCCAAAGGAGCAAGCGCCGTAATCGTGGCGTCTTTTAGAATCTCAAACGGGAGCATTATGATATAGGCGAGCGCAAATATGGCGGCGAGCACGGTGCCAATGGCAACGCCTATCATGACGAATCCCTTGATTGCTGCGCCAATCATGGAGAAATCTCCCGCGCCGCCGAGCGCCGCCGACCACTCATTCAACTTGTTAGTCAGGCCAACGATGACGACGGCCATATTTGCCATCGCCTGCATTCCCATTTTCACGTGCGGCCACATAGACGCAGCCGCAGCCGCAGCCGCAGCGAATCCGGCGGCAATGTCGTTCATCAGATTCTTGGCGCCTTCGCTCTTGCTCCACGCCATAATCTCCTCGACGATTGGCACGAGCGCCTTGCGGATTGACGGGAGCACCTTTTGAGCGAACTCGATGAAGGCGCCTTGTCCCGCGGCTTTCATCTTTCCCCACATGCCGGCCAGCGTTTTGGTCGCTTTCTTTCCAGCATCGCCAAGGTTGTCGATGTGGAGCTTCTGCTTGACGGCGGCCTTGATGGCGTCCAGTCCCTGATTTGCCGTTATCTTCCCGGCAGCTTGCATCTTCTTGACTTGCTCGACGCTCTTGTTCAACTGCTTCGCTAGGGCGCCATAGATTAGATCAGTACTGATTCCAGCTTCCGCCAATTGCTTCATCTCGCCGCCCGCAAGCTTGCCGGCTGACTTGATTTGCGTCATAGCCACAATAATTCGCTGGGTGGCCTCCGCTCCCATCCCTAGCGCCTTCATATCGGCGGCCATCTTTACGACGTCGGTCGCTTCGCTCAAGCTGAACTGCATCGCGAGAAGCTTCTTGAACTGGTCCGTTGTTTCCATAACGTCCAGCCCATAGGTCTTCGAAAGCTTGATAGCCCTCGACATTGCCGCGTTCCCTTTCTTAACTCCGCCGGCTACGAAGTGGAATCCCATGCGGGTCTTCTCAACCCATGCCGCCATCTTAATCGTTGCCCCGACAAACTTGACCATGGCCGCAGCCGCGGCCCTTATAGCGGCCACTATTAGGTCAATCGCCTTGGCTGCGGCTGACGCTCTAAGCGCCATGCTACCCAATGCCGAGCCCATTCCACCGGTCGCGGTCGCCGAGGCGCGTTGATAACCAACGCTCCTCATCATCTCCTTGGCGCTGCTGTTGGCGTGTTTTGTTCTCGACTTGTTGAACTTAGCCGCAGATGATTCGCTAGCCTTGGTCGCCTGCTTTGCCTTGTCGGCGGCCTTGCTAATCTTCCGCATGGCGCGAGCCAAGGCATCGAAGTCCTTCTTCGATGTTTGAGCGGCGCGCCCAATGCCCTCTACAGCCTTGGCCGCCCTCTTCGCGGGCGCGCTGACCTGATCGGTCAATTTAACGGGGAGATCGACGCCGGCCATGGTTCTTCGTTTTCAAATATGCTCTTGAGAATGCTCGTGCAATGTCGTGAAATTCGGCGTGCAATAGCGCGCCTTCAACGGCCAAGCTAGTCGGCTCTCGGTCTTCGTTTCGTTCGCAGTATTGGAAGGCCAGCAAGGCGCGGGCGGCGTAGTAAAGATTTTTCTTTGCCCGCTCAAAGCCGGCTACCCTTTTTTTACTTCGCCCTCTACCTCGGTCCCAGCCAACTCTTGGATGGCTGTGGCCGCTTGCAGCACCATGCCGGGCATCTTTTCAAAGACGACAAGCAAGTCCTCTCGCGATGGGTAGACGCGGCAAGCGATAGCAAGCTCACGCATTGAGGCGAACTTGCTACCCTTACCATCCGTTATCTTATCGGTGAAGCGCTGATAGTCAGCGAAGCTCGGAGACTTGAAGGCCACCTTCCCATGCCGGGTGCTGAACACGTGGATTTCTCCGTGCTCTTTCGCCAGCTCGTCAAGCTCGCTATCTTCTGTTTTAACTTCCTTCAATGCTGACCCCATCGCTCACCTCTCAGGTTAGAATGCCGCTAACGGCGTTTAGGCCATCAGTCTCCACCCTGAAGATGCTCAGGTCAAGGCTGACCTCTAGCGGGTCCGTTCCCTGACTGCCGCCGCCTTCCATATTGGTTATCCGGCAGCCGATGAGCCGGTTAACTTGGACGGGAGCGTTTGTGTCAGAGTAGGTGATGGTCACGCTGAAGCTCTGCTCCATGAAGCCGTCACCGAGCGCCTTGATGATTTCCGCATACTCCTCGGAATAGACCACCATGGAGCCCTCCGCGGAATACTCTCCTCGGGTGCGGCCAAGAAGCTCGGCGCGAGTGCCGCGCACTTCGCCAGGCTCAAGGCTATGGGTGAAGCTGATTTCCTTCACGCCGGTGAAAATGCCGATGTCTCCAACGTCAATCTCGATGGAACTGTAATCGTATTTGTTGCCGTTAATTAGCGGGTAGGTAGCCATTATGAATCCTTAGACGGTCACAGAGAAGCCGATTTGCGTGGTGATATATTTGCTGTAGCCAAGCGGTCTGACAGCAACGTCACTGTTAACAGTTTGGGAAATCTGAATATTATTTGTGCGGTCTATTTGGTAACTGAAGTCCGAGACGTGGCCGCGGGTGCCCTCGGCGTTGCTCGGTGCGGTGAGCTGAGCTGACAAGGCGTCGCGCCCTCTTGTCTCCAGCCTTGCCGCGTCCAGCTCGTTGATGGTGCCGGTCGCCGTCGTCCGCAGGCCCATCGAGATGAAGTTCTGCTGCACCAGATAAGTCGTCTTGCAAGCCACGTCCATAACGCGCCCATACTGCCAATAAATGAAGTCCGAGCCGGGGTCACTCTTCAGCCTTGCGTTTGTAATGTAGAAGCCGGGACGCCCCAGCCAGCTGCGGGTGGTCGTGATTCGGTGAACGTCGAGCACCTCATTCAGAAACTCGTCGTGCGAGATTGAGAGCACTCCGGCGAGCGCTCCCGATGCCACGCGGGCGAGGTCGGTGCTGATAAGCGAAGCGGCAGCTCGGGAGCCGACCACGTCCACGATTGAGCGGCTAGGAGCGCCCCAGCCGGAGAAGGCTTTGCTGGATGCGACGTCACAGGAGCCATAACAAACACAAATCCGGTTATCGCTCACCGCGCCGAATGATGCGATGATGTTCGTCGTGTTGTCGTCCCCGGCGTCCATGATGGCGCGGGTGAAACGAAACTGGCTTTCAAAGGCCGCCATGTGAGTCTGCAACGCGCCAAACATCGTCGCGCCGTCCGCCGCACTCGCCGGCGTGCCGGTGAGAATCAGGAAAGCCCATTCTGTGGAATCGGCCAGCAGCGCGGTGACCGCAGTCGCCAAGCCAGCGGCGTTATAGTATGGCGCCGTGCAATCGAAGCTGTGAACGTCGCCAAGCTCGAAGGCAATCGGCCCCGCGCCAACGACGAAGGTCAGCGCCAGCCCGGTGCTCGGCACGGTGTAGGTCATGCCGGCAGGGACGTTGATGGGCTCGCTGAAGGTGCGGCCGTCGTCAAGGCTATAGCGAAAGACGCCGGTGCCCATCGTGATGCCGTCAGACGTTTCCACGATGCGAATTTGCACTTCATAGGAATCATTGGAAGCGCCCGCGACCGTGATGGTCCCGGTTGATACCCCTACGCGGACGGGCGTCACCGCTCCAGCGGCGCCAGCGGCGTTAACCGTCAGAGCCATCGCCATCACCGGACTGCCGGCAATATCTAGCGAGCGGCATACCGCTTCAGTCAACGGACCCTGGCCAAGCGCCGTCACTGCCGCGCTCTTGGTCGAGAAACTTTGAAGGGTATCGACTGCGCCAAGCTCGCAACAACCGAGCAGAAGCGGAGTCGTGGACGAAGGCTCGACGAGCCCAAGACCGGGGTCTAAGATGGTAATGGTCTGATTCGGAATGGGCATTGGTTAACCTTTGGATTTCAAATAGGGGCTGACTGCATCAGCATGAGGGGTAAGGGGTGAGCGCTCCACCGCTTCAAGCGCGGCAATGTATGCGGACTTTGTGATTTGAATTGGCTCGTTTGCTTCATGGGCATGGCGAGCCCAGCCGTGAAGCGCTGCGGCTGCGTTGTGCTGCCAGCATGGAAGCATCTTGCGCTCTGGCCTTCGGCCAAAGCTGAAGCGCTGCAGCTCATAGCACCAAAGCTCTGGAGCCTTGGCTTCTGTAGATTGCACCTTAGCCGGCTTCTTCGGCTTCTTCTTCTTCGTCGTTGTCTCTTCTTCGTCAGTCATCAGCACACCGTTTCTTCGGAGCCCGTTGGCGGATAGATGAATTTGCCAGCGTGGACCTCTGTAGTAACTATTGACAGTGGCTTCGCCGTGTCGATAACAGGAATCCGCAGCATGGAATCGAGCACAATCTTCTGGCCGCGTGCCGAGTAGTCGGCGCCGGTTTGCGTTTGGGTGTCCCAAGTGTGACTGCTGAACTCGATGGAGCCGAGCATTAGGCGGAAGCTGGCGGCGATGATTAAGTGCATCATCTCCTCGGCCTGCTCAACGTCTTGGCCCCATATATGGATCTCGCAGTTAAGCTCGACGGTGCGAAACTGCCGCGCCCTATCGGTGCCCGCTCCCATCAGCCTGCCGCCGACGTTCTGCGTTGCCGTGATAGGTCCGCCCGTTGGAATCCAAACGATCCGCGGCCAGTCGGCGTTCTCTTTCTCCGCTAGCCTGCCGGTCGAATAATTGAACCCGGCAAGCGTGGCGTCCGCCTGAATCTCATCGACTATCTGATTGAATCGTGAAGCCATCAGGTCAAATACTTCTTGAGAACATCGGCAGCGACTAGCTTATATTCGGCAAGCCACGCGCTCGACATTTGTCCCGGCACCATAAAGAACCTTCTCACCGGCATTTTCACCGTGTATTTCTTGGTCTTCTTTCCCTTCCTTCCCTTGGCCTTAGATGGGCGGGAAGGATGTTTAATTTTCAGACCTAGCTGGTGAGTGCTGGCATAATGGACCGACGCATCTATGACGAACTTGGAAGCCGAAAAACTCTTGACCTTGATTGAGTTTTTCAGCTCGCCACTATCAGAAAGAATCTCCCCGCCTCTCGCTGTCGCTTTCCACTTTCTTCCGTAGGGGTCCGTTTCTCTGTCGAAACCATCAAGGGCAAGGTCGACGGTGGTGTTTGCCAACACCTCTGAAATGTCCAGCATCGCATCTTTGCCAAGCTTCTCAAACTTCTTCGCCAGCGCTTTGATCTGTTTAAGGTCAATTACAAGAGCGGCCATTTTACCAACCCCTCAAGGTGTCCGGCGTGCCGGTGCCATTGAGAACATTAGCGCCAGCCGTGGCGACTCGCGGACGCCCCTCGTTGACGGTGCCGGTGGCGTCTGCCGTTTGAGATAGCGAAACCGTGCCGGCTGCCAACTGCTCGCACCAGCGGATTGTGTCCTCATAGCGAAGCCGAAAGTTGGCGTCGTATTCGTCGGGGTTATACCCGCGAAACTGAATGAGGTCATAAGCGGTAATAACAATGCAAGCCCTGACCACTTCGTCGGGATAGGGTTGCGCCAGCGGGAGCGTATGCTGCGCCCGCAAATAAGAATCGATAAGCCCCGACGCCTTCTCAAGATGGTCGTCTTGAGTGGCGACGGGAATGTTGACGAGGGCAGCCGCAGGCAAGCCTAAGACTGCGAGGTCTGCTGCTGTTGCATATTGAGCCATTGGCTGCCCTCGTCCCCGGTTTAGTTACAGCGCGAGCACAAGAAAAATAATCCGTAACCGACGGCGCCCCTGGAACTCACGCCCCAGATGAGTTGCTTGTCGAAAAAGGTATTATCCTCGGTCGGTCCAGTCTTCGCCACAAGCTCAGGAGCTTTGCGAAGCTGGAAGATTAGGGGCTTGATTGCCTTGCTCGTATCAGCGAGATACCAGCGCCCCGGCTCGTTTGCCAACTCAGGAACGACCAAGAGTTTTGCCGAACCCTGAAAGACGTTCGAGACTCCAGCGTTGACTCCGCCGGGGTCGGCGATGATGGTGCTATTTAGAATCTCGCGCGCCTGGCGCTCGAGTTGTGGCGGGACGATTAGGCAGTCCGGCATGACGCCGAGTGGCAAGCCGTCCTCTCCGGTGTAGCTCATCATCGCCTCTCGGACGTCGCCATAGTTAGCGGGCGTCAGAGGAGTTGCGGCGAAGATGTTGGACTGGACGCCAGCGGGGTCGATGGGGTGAGCTACGTTAAAGAAGCTCAAGCCATCAAAGCCGATGCCGGTCGTTGCGCCGAGCTGCAAAGCATTACGACACAATTCGTCTGGCCACTTGCGAGCCTGCCGCCCCATCTCAGACATGAGGGGAGCGTAGGTGCCCAAGTTGGCATCCTCGAAGTCATCGCGGTCCACTGCCACCGTAAGCTCGAATGGCAAGTTGGTCAGCGTGTAACTTGACGCGCTAACGTTCTGAAGAATGCGCGGCCCGAGCCACTGGCGCATCCTTGGGAGACGTTGCATCCAGCCATAGGTGTTCGTCCGGTTGGACGAAGGGACCACGGTGGAAAGCTGGTCGTGCCAAATAGGCGACTCGCTGTAGGCGTCGCGAAAGCGGGTGCTGAAGCTCGTTTGAAGAGCCGCGATTGCTGCTGGTGTGATTAGCATTTTCTTATTCCTTATTCTTTACGGGTAGCTAATTGCGACCCAAACGCCATCAGCGTCTACTTCGTAAACTCGGCCCGCAATGCTTTGCGTAGCGCCGCCATTCGTTGCAGAGACGGTCCCATCGTCAAAGATGAAGCAGTCCTCCCCTACCTGAGTCGCTAAAACCATGTCTGTGGTTTCGTTAGCGAAGCGAAAGATTCCGCTCTTCACTCGTACGTTGAGGTCACCCGCTGCGCCAGTCGTGTTATCCACGAACTCGCCGCAACGGCCAGCCGCGACGAGTCCCAAGACAGCCGTGCCGGGTGCGAAGTTGCCATTGGCATCGACAACCATCAAGGCGCCCTGATAGCAAATGGCGCCAGCCGCTGCGCCATATTCTGAAATCATAGAAAAGCTGGACGCCTTTTCGGGGACGTCCGTGTCAATTGCTAGTGCGGTCATTTCGCCACCTCGTTATTCTCTCGTTTACGCTCAGCCAGGAATGACTCGCGAGTAGCCAGCCCAAGCTTGATGGCTTCTTCATCTTCATCGCTGAGAATGATTGCGCCGTCGCTTTGGGGTTGAATGGCGGAGACTGGAGCCACGGTGGGCGCGGCGTCTCCGAATGTTGAAAGGGATTCCATTGACTGACCACGAGCCCAGTCATGAAGGCTTGGCGGCAGCTTGCCCGCTTCGCTCAGCTTGCCGATAAGTTGCTCGCGGTCTTGCGCTTGCTTCTCATCAGTCAGCGTCTTGATTTGCTGGCTAAGCTCTGCGACCTTGGCCGGTAGCTCAGCGTTGAGCTTGATGGCCGCGGCTGCAGCGTCAAGGGTTTCTGTTCCAGTCGCTGCGAGAACTTCGCGCGACCAACTGTTAAATTCCTTGGCAATGTTTACCGCTTCATTTTCGGTGGCGGCGCCAAGGACTGCGAGAATCTTTTCAGACACTTTTCGGACCTCTTTTGTGGTGGCCGCCGCGCGGGATTGCGATGGCGGAACATTTTCTATTTGATTGGCTACGAGCGGCTCGGCGTCTCTCGTGGCTGGCAAGTTGGTCAGCGCTACGTTGAGCAGTTGCGTGATTTGCCCGGTCTTGCGGTCATAGTTGAAGGCTGGCGACAGAAAGCGGAACTCGCGAGCGCGAAGCATCTCGGCCGCTCGCTCCGTCCACTCGACGTTAAGCGCCATCAGTTTGTTGTCCACTATAGCCGGCGTGAACCATCCTGCGGCCACGCTCGTCTCCGGCGTCTTGACCGCTGCGAGCATCCCATGGTCAAAGTCAATCGGCAGCCGGTCGGCGCCGTGCTCTTGAAAGGCGAGCATCACGCGGGCCGCGGCGTCATCGTCAAAGACAAACTCGCCTTTGCTCGTCGAGAGATTGCCAAGCGTAAAGATGACGAACTCGCTCGGAGGCTCGGTGCCGATGACAACGGACAAGGACGCTCGCATCATGTCAGCCTCTTGCTCGATGGCGCGGCCTTGCTGCTCGGCTTTGCGCTCAGCATCTGGACCGGTGTAGCACTTGCCACCATCGCCCCACTGGTAGCCGCTCACTCCGTCAATTTGGCAGGTCTGAACTGGCATCGCTCACAATCTCCACAATCATCGGCGCGGGGTCCGCGTCCCTATCGGCTATCGGCTCACCGTCAGCGCCGCAAACCTCACAAGCCATCTCGCCCAGCCAGATAGCCGGACAACGGACGCAAGCTCGCCACGTCGCAGAGTCTGACAATAGTTTACCCATGAAGCTCATCATGGAGCCCCCGGCGGCGTGTCGTCTTGCCAGGCTGCCGTGTGCATCAGCGCAAGCGCCGCGGCGTGGGTCAGCGTTAGAAGCCCAGCGAAGGCGGGCGGCGTCGCGCCTCTCCACTTTAGAATGCACTGGCTTTCATCGAGGCTGATTCTCACCGTCGCCTCCTCTTCAATGGCTTGCCCATACTGTTCCGCTGTGGCGGGATAGCTAACGACGCAATAAGTCATGTCGGAACATCTCCAGTTAAGTCCGCAGCGTCCATGTTGAATTGGAAGCCGTCGCTGCTACCAACGACATCGAACACGGACGCTTGGCCAAGCGCAATACCATCAAACGTGGCATCGCCGCAACGCCACCAATGGAGCAAGTCGGCGTTTGCGCTATGCGTCGAGAGGTCAACCGGCAGGCCGCCATGGTACATTTCGATACACTCCGCCGCCGTCAGCGCTCGGCTGTAAAAACTAGCCTCGTCGAATCGGCCCGAATAGAAGCTGATAGCAGTGCCGCCAAAGTTATCACGGGCGCCTAACAGGACATCGCTGCCGCTGTTGCCAAGCCGGTCGCCCACGATGAGCTGCCAGCGCTCCGTGCCGCCGTCCATGTCAATGGTAAGGTTTGCGCCGTCCCAGCTCATGACGGCCAGATGCCAAGCGTTATCGTTAAAGCTCGCCACGGTCGCTACGGTCTTCGGGCCGGTCGCCGTGTTCATATAAGCAAAGATTCTGCCGCCATCGAGAAAGATAACCCAATCACGAGCGGCAAGGCCGGCCCACTTTCCAAAGATGTCCGCCGTTCCTACCTGCGAAGTCTTGAACCAAACCGCAGCGGTGAAGTGTTGGTCTAGCCCGCTGAAGTCCGCAGCGCTCCCAAGGTTGACCCGCTCATCAATTCCGTCTGTACCAAGACTGAGGTCGTTCCAGAACAGCGCTCCAGGCGAGTCGGGGACGATGTCCGTGGAGATTGTATTGATAGCGGCCAGGTCGTTGCCGTTTGGGCTTTGGTCGAATATCTCGCCGCCTGGCGCTGCGCTGTCTCCGGTGCCGTCGCCCATTCGCCACCAGCCGTCGAGGTTAGCAAATCCCGTGATGTCTAGCGGGCGGCCAGCGATGCCGGTTGTCTTATTGTAAAGCGTATTAACCTCAGCGGGACTGAGCGCGGCGCTCCAGATTGACAAGTCAGCGACGGAGCCCGGGAAGAAGTTGCCGCCGGGATAGCGCCCGATGTCGAGGTCACCGCCGCCAAGAGTCGTATTGCCACCAAGCGCATCACGGTATGTCAGTCCGCTGGGGACCGGCATGGTGCTCGTCCCGTTGATGAAAGTCGTACAGCCCGATGCCAAGCCGCTCCCGTTGTAAACCCAGGTCACCATCTTCCAGCAGCCGCTTAACGTCGTCTGGCTCACAGCCTCTTGGATGTACAGGTTACCCGGTAGATTGTTGCACAAGAAAAAGAGTGGGAAGCCGAGGTAGAAACCAACTGCCCACCCCTGCGCGCTGCCGGCCGCTTGCTTGCTTGCTAGATAGATGCCAGCGGTCGATGTCCCTTTGACCCAAGCGTTAATGGAGAAAGCCGCGTTCCAGTCAAACTCGCAACCCGTAACGCTTCCGCCTGCTCTCGTCAGCCGCTCGCTGACGCCATCGAGCACGATGGACTTCGTGTCGAAGGCCGGCACGGGAGCAGGCCCAATCGGGCCGCCTCCCCGCCTCGCGGCGTAGCTGTTGGCGTTAGCGTAACCGGGCATTTTCTACCAGCCCACCCGAATCCGGGTAACGGTTGACGTGCCGCGGACGGCTGCGAACAGCCCGATGATTTCCTCGTTGTCCGCGACGGTGAGCGTCCGCGTCACTCCGCTAGAGCTTGCCATGATGACGTCAAGCGCACCGGCTCCCGCAGTGATAACGCGGATGACCTTGCCAAGCCCGTTGGTTCCGCCAGTCGCCTCCAGGTCAATGCCGGCGCCGATGGCCGCAGCGTCGAACTCTTGCCAATCGCTTGGCGGGTCAATTCCGAAGGTGCTCATTTGTCGATCGTCCTTGCTTCTTTCTCGTTGTATATATTCACTAGGGTTTCGTTGACTTTGCTCATATCCGCTTGCGCTACAACCTTGGCCCCGATGTCCGGGGAGTTGCCGAAACCGGCGAGCGGGTCACCAGCCGGGACGATGTTTCCGTCCTTGTCCTCTGACCAGAGGTCCGCCTGGCTTGAGACGCCTTCCTTGTTCGCTCGGCGCGCCGTTATCGCTCGCACGCCGGAGCGGCAGTTGTAATGGAGCGGCGGGTAGTTCGTGTCCCACCAAGGGTCATCAGCGGCGAAAACCTTCTTGTCTCTCCCGCGGCAGATGCTCGTGGTGCGGCTGTCCATTATTGCATCGTACATCCAGTATGGCCGAAACTTCTTAACGACCGGCCTATTCATCTGCTCGTATCGTCCCTCGTTATAAGCGCCAAGGACGTTGGTCCGGTAGATAGTATCAAGCCGAGCGCCAACGTTGATGCGGCGGCCGGCGGCGTCCCTGGCCATTCCGCCGCCCCAATCGTTTTGCAGCAATGGGATCATTCGCTTCTTGAAAGCCTTTCGGCCCTCGGCCTTGTCCATTGACCTTGCGATTTCTCTGAAAACTTGGTCCACCATCCGGAGGGAAGATAGATTCGAAACGGTAAACGCTTGCCGCTTCGCGTTGTCCTTGAGGCGGTCAAACTCGCCACGATCCAAAACAATGCGAGCGAGGAACCAGGCGATGGCTTCATCAAACTTGCTGAAGGTGCTCGGTGCCTTAGTCGCCACATCAAAGGTCTTTCAGGACGGCATAGCGGCCGGCCAGCTCGCTCAGGATAAGCGCCTTCTCAACAATCACCGCGAAAGATTCCGGCTTCATGCCAGCGTAAGCCTCGGCCAGCCGCGTTCTCATCTGCGGGTAATCTTCTGCCGTCTCAATAATCGATATGATTTCCTTGAGGTCCGGAGCGAATGCTTCGGTCGCGGCCATAGCGGCCTGCTCTGATACTGAATCAGAATAAAGAATCCCCTCGACGAATCCGGGCGCTGAGCTTGCGGTATCGCCGCTTGCTAGCTTCGTTGCCGCTGGCGGCCCCGCTGGCGGCTTTGCTTGCGCTTGCGCTTGCGCCTCGGCCTTGGACTTATCTTGATATTCGCCAACGGTTAGATCACCATCGGCCTTTAATGGCGGCAGGCCCTGGCTTGCGCGAGCTTCGTTGACGGTCACGATTGTTGCCAAGTCCGTAGGAGCTAGCACCAGCGATGCGCCGGGGTCCGTCTGGATAGCGTCGCCACCCTCCTCCGCAATGCCGCCAACTTGGGACAACGTCAGACCAAGCGACAAGCCAAACTCTGCGATATTGCCAACGGTGAAGCCCGCTTCTTTCAGCCTAACCAAAGCATCGCCCGCAATCCGGTAGACCTCCGCCTTGTCCTTCAAGTCCTCCTCTGGCGAGGTCTGCCAGCGCGGCCACGGGGTCAGCTCGTCAACGTCTTCGACATACTGAAACGCAACCATTGGCTTGAGCATCTGAGCGCGGAGCGTCGTTGATAACTCCTCGGCATCGCCCTCCAGATAATCGGCGCGGACGCGGTCATGAACCTTGGCCGCCGCGTAGCTGCCGCCCTGAACCTCTGTCGTGAGATTCTGACCTAGCAGGTTGACGCTCATCGAGACGTTACAGCTCGTGATTAGCCGCTCGAAGCCTTGCCATGATTTATCCGTAGCCTCTAGCAATTCAAGGTCGAAGCCGGCCCCATCGCTGGTGACGTTGGTCGGCAGCATGACCGTCGTCTCGGTCGATAGCGCTCGCACGTCATCGAAGAACTCTTCTTTCTCTGGCGCGTCAACTGCGGCTGGCACCATAGCCTTTATCAAAGGCATCCCGTGGCGCTCGGAATAGCGCGCCCAGTCTCTGACGGCGAATTGTCGAATCAGCCAAGGGATAGCCAGCGAGCGCACTGCGCCGTCCATGTAGGGGCGGCGGCCTCGGCCTATCAGCATCCACTTGCCATCGCCGGGCGTTATCTGGACCTCGCCGGCTTCTTTCGTCAGCATCCACCAAGTGTCATCGTTTTGCTGGTGATAGCAATACTGCGGATTCCAGACCTTGACCTTGGGCCTCCAGTAGGCCGCCGTCGTCTCCCATTCGAGCGAACATATAGCGAAGCCCAATAGCACTCGCCACCGCATCATCTCGGCAAGCTCGTCCTCTGTGAGAATGTCAAACCATTGCTTGCCAATCTCCTCGGCTATCTCGACGGCTTTCTCCGACTCGAGGTCAGCGGCCAGCATCTCAAACGGCGAGCCGAGGAGCGCCTTGATTCGAGTCTCCAGGCAAGCGGTCAACCGGTCGTCGCGGCCCATCGCATCGACTAGCCGGGCGGACGACTCAAAGACGCCAAGCTCGTGAGATAGCAACGCGCCGCGAACTTGGCCGACTGTCCACGTCGGCTGGATGCCGGCGGAATATGGCGTATAGATGCGCCGAAGGTGGGAGCCAGGGGCGGGCATTATTTGCTGGTCTTCTTTGATGTCTTGCGGCGCCGCTTAGGCTTGGATGGCTCTGGCTCCGGCACGGGGTCGGGCTCTGGAATGGGCGCGGGCTCGCTGACGATGACCGGCTCTGCCGCCATCTCTGGCTCTGGCGCAGGCTGAAGGGCGGGCGCATCGTTGAGCCGGTCGGTGTAGCAATTCATACAGACCACGGAGCCGTCTGGATTCTGAAAGACTCGCTCGACGGTGCGAAGGTCTGACCGGCAGTCGCGGTTAGCGCATCGCGCAGGCTCGGCTAGGTAAACGAACGGCATCTACATTCTCCTCTGAGGCATTGACTTCCGGGCTCTTCTCGTGTCGCGATATGCGCTGGAGCTTACAGCAAGAGCGGTGAACCCGCTAGCCAGTGCGTCAACTTGGTCGTCGTGGGCATCGTCAAGCCCGGTGAAGTCGGCCATCTCGCCCAAGAAAACATCGAGCCAAGGCGCATCATCGGGCACCAATACCCGCCCATCGTTCCAAGCTGCCGCCACTCCCTGAGAGCGGACGAACTTGTCGGTCGATGCGTTGGCCACCTCCAGCCGCTTGATGCGTTGCTGCAGGAACTGGGCCGCGCCCTTCTCCGTGCCGCTGGCGTGCCAAAGCATCCGGCCCGGCGTACCCGCAGCCATCGCCTTGAGCGTTAGCGCGAAGGCTGGCGCGTCCACTTGCTTACGGACGACGTCGGCCACGTAATAACAATCGCCGGACTTGAGTAGCTTCACGCAAACCGAATAGTCCGCATTGGTCTTCTTCGTGTAGGCGAGGTCGATACCGTAAGCGCACTGATAGCGCTCAGGCAATCGGTCATAGAAACTTGGCTCACCGAAGACCTGGCCGCCTCTTGGCCTTGGCTCACCCTGATAAAGGCTGGCCCAGTTATACTCGCCAACGTGGCGCCGGCGCTCGGCTAGCACGTCAGCGGACCAGCCGCCTTCGGGCCACAATGCCGCGCCCTGCTCATCGATAGCCTTGAGATTGACGAAGCCCCAACCATCGCTGACCAGCCGGCCCACGAGGTCGTCTGGATGCCAGCGGGTGTGGACCACGATGATGCTGCCGTCTGGCGTTAATCGCGTAAAGGCGTCAGACGTAAACCAGTCATAGACGCTATCGCGTTGCGACGCGCTCTCGGCCACCGCTCGGCTCTTGATTGGGTCATCTACTATCAGGATGTCAAAGCCTCGGCCCGTTAGCTCACCACCAACGCCGCGAGCCACTAGCCCGCCGCCCGCCGTGGTCTGCCAATCGTCAGCCCTGCCGATGAATTGCGGAATGTCCACGCCAGCCCGCCGCGCTAGCTGCCGCGCTCGTTTGCTCTGCTTCACTGCGAAGCTGTGAGTGTGGGAACAATAGCCGATGCGAATGGCCGGATTGTTGGCCAGCAACATGGCCACGTAATGCAGCAAGGTTTCGCTCTTGCCGTGACGCGGCGGCACGCTGAAGCAAAAGCGCACCTTCTCACGCTCTGCCCTGCCAAGCTCCTCGAGCAGCGGGCGCAGATGGACCGGCTCGTGGTAGTCCCGCGAAAGCCCGGTGATGAAGCTGCCGAGGTCAGTGGAGCGGGAGCGACTCAGCCGCAGCCGCGTCGCTTCCCTCTTCGCTATTTCCCGCAAGAGCGAAGACGAGCTTGGCATATTGGTCCCTCTCTAAGACTCGCTCTGCCGTCTTGAGCATCTCTTGCAGCGCGTCGTCCATCTTGAAGCGCTGAACCACCGAGCCGTCTATGCGGTCGAAGATTTCCTTCACGTGGTTGAACTTGCCCTTGCCAGCTTCGACAATGAGCCGCCGGACAACGAGGTCAGCTAGCTTGCCGTCGTTGGCGTTTAGCGCCTTCCGAAGCTTAGCCGTCAAGCTCGCGCCCTTCGGTCTGCCGTTAGGATTGCCGCTCTTGCCTGGCTTGAATTGGTGAGCCTTCAGCGCTTCGCTGTTGTTGTGCTGCTTCTGAGCGGGCTTGTCTTTAGGCTGCTTTGCCATCAGCTACCCTCTTGGCCTTCTTGCCGGTTAGATTCTGCCAGCGCTCCACAATCACGTCGCAATAGGCCGGCGAGATTTCAATCCCGTAGCACTTTCGGCCTAACTGCTCGGCGGCGATGAGCGTTGTCCCTGAGCCTAGAAAGGGGTCAAAGACGGACCCGCCGTGATTGCGGATAGCACGAGCCATGCACTCTACCGGCTTTTGTGTAGGATGCTTTCTCGTTTCCCCAGATGCACCTTGCTGTCTCGGTATATCCCAAACGGTGGGCTCGTTGTTTGGACCTATCCAAGACCTGTTTTTACCCTTCCATCCGTACATACAAGGCTCGTGCTGCGGCTTGTAGTCCCATCGGCTAATAATCAGCGAGGTTTTGTTCCATACTAGGTCCACTTGAAAATGCCATTTATCATACGGCCACGCAGCCCAGAAGTGCTTCCCGTCTTCGCCGGAAGGGTGCCAAACGTAAATGGCCGCGCCCTCTTTCATGGCTACATCGCTTGCGGCAAAGGCTGAGCCTAGCCACTCCCCAAAATCTGAAAGGTTGTCGTTTGCAATTCCACCAGACCAAACCTTTTGGTCCTTTCTGAGTATGCGCCCGCTTTGGATATAGTTCCCCTCATACTCAACGTTGTAGGGCGGGTCTGTGACCATCATCCCGGCCTTCTCGCCACCCATCGCTAGCGCCACGTCTTCGGCCTTCGTCGAGTCACCGCATAACACCCGATGCTCGCCAAGCTGCCACAAGTCGCCCGGCTTCGTCACCGGGTCAGCCGGTGGCTCTGGAGCTTCGTCTTCAACGATGTCCTCCATGCCGGTCGTCTCGCTAACCAGCTTCTCAAGCTCGGCCTCATCGAAGCCCGCAGCCGCTAACAGCTCCTCATCGTCTATGGCCAACGCGCTAAGCTGCTCGGCTAGCGCTGCATCGTCCCACTCGGCGAGCTCACTCGTCCGGTTGTCCGCGATGGCGAAGGCCGTCCTATCGCTGCCCTTGAGCCCAGTCTTGACCGCGTCAATCTTCTGCCAGCCTAGCGCCTTGGCAGCTTCAAGCGTTCCGTTGCCCGCGACCACTACGCCATCAGCTCCGACCACAATCGGCTTCTGTTGGCCAAACCTGGCCAGGCTGCCCTTGATAGCGTCAAGGTTCTTGCCGCTGTGCTTTCGCACGTTGGAGGGGTCGTTGACCAACTCCGCGACCGCTATTGATTGCACCTTCATCCGTCGATTCCAAGACCTAGCTGGCGGCTTTCTTCGCTGTGCATTTTCTTATACTTGTCATGGTAAGCGATGAATCGGGGCCGCCTATTGTGCCGCTCTGTTGGGTCGTTCATCGCCCTGTTGCAAGCTGTGCAGGTCGGCCAAGTGCCCTCAAAGCTCGCGTCGCTCGTCTGGTCCATATGGTCTATCTCAATTTCAGACGGTCCAACCGGCTCATAGCAACAAGGAAACTCGTGAAGCTCGTTTGTGAGATAGGCGCAGTGGCGCTTTCTCGTTTTTTTCGTTGGTCGCTTCTTCTTGTTTCGATACGTGAAGGCGCAAAGCTTGGCCAACCTCTCGCCCTGCTCATCAGCCTTGTTAAGAAGGGCACCGAGAAAACCGTTGACCTCAGATTCTTGGTCCCTATTGGCGTGGGCTGAGATAGCCTCCTCCGCAATATCGGACAAGCTACGATCCTCGGTGGCCGCAGCTATTCGCAATCGCTTCGCTGTGGTCTTGTCGAGATAGACCGTGATTCTTTGCTTGCCTGGAGCAATCGTGTCTCCACAAAAGTCCACGTCATGGATAACTGACTCGCTCATCCGGTCCCCTTCACTCTCACTGTTGGCATAACTGAAGAGCCCGCGGACACCGAGAAAAACATGAACGAAAGAAAAGCGTCACGCGGGCCATCTTAGCCTACAGCATGATCGCGATTTCTCCAATAGTCCCTATATGGATCGCGCACTCGTGCAACACGGTGCAACCATCATGAGTGCATTACGTACCCTCCATGTCCCTAATCGACTCGAAGGTGGCCGGAAGCATTCGCCTTATCTTGGAGCTTGGAATCCGGATGCGACCATTGATTTTCTCATAGCCTATAATGCCCTTGCGGCACCATCGCCAGATGGTCGAGCGGTCCACGTTGCACAATGTCGCTAGCTCCTGGCAAGTGTAGACGGCTTTCAGCTTGTCCTCCGCCATGCCGCCGACGCCTCACTCAATAGCGCATCCGCCTCGTCTCCGAAGCGAGCCGCCGCGTCCTTGTCCACCTTGGCCGTGACCACTACCCATCGCTCGAAGGATAGCCCGCTGGCCCGCTTCTTGTCTTGCGCTTTCCGATATGCCGCCCGGACGGACGGCAAGAGCAGGACGACACAAGCGAGCCGGTCAAAGGCCGCCTCTAGCCCTCTGGGGCGCGTTTGCACGTAGGCAGCCATCAGCGCGCGGCTGAGCCGCTGCGGGAGCTTAGCGAGCCTGCTACGGACCTTGTTGGCCACTCTGACGCGGGCCAGTGACTCGTCCGAGTAAGTGTCGCCGGAGGGCGCCCGGCTAGAAGGGGGGATTTCACCGGTCGCCCTGCCGACAACGATGGAGAAGCTGCTGCGAAGCAGCTCGCCGCTCCACTCTAAGCAATACCACCTTAGAAGCTGCTCGTCAGCCGGGTTAAGCCTCACCGCCGCATTAGCTCCCAGAGCTGGCCGACAAGCTCAGCCAAGTCCGATAGCCTTAGCGTCACCATCCATTCGCCGCGGTCCTCTTTCGTACAAGCTATTGGAATCAGCTTCCGCTCCCCGCAGGCTTCGTCCGATTGACGGAAGGCCGCCATAATCCGCGGCGCCTTGCCTCGCTTAACCTCGCACCAAAACCACGGCATGATGACGTCAGGCTCATCGTCTCCAGCCCTGGCCTGCCAGCCTCGCCGGATGCTCTCGCCCTTGAAGGCTTGCGCCATGATGGCGACCACCTCTCGCTCTCCTCGCTTGCCCTTGTTTCGAGAATGCGCCCCGCTCATAGCGTCCACGGCAAGTGTAGAAGGGCGAGCGCAGCATAGACCGCAATGCCTGTAACGATTCCGTCAAACGTGCAGCATCTGTCATGAATTGTTAGGTCAATGCCCGGCGCGAAGCCGAAGCGTCCCGACATGCCGAAGTCCTCATCTATCACGATGCGCCTCCCAGCTCGATGACCTCAGCCTCTAGCATCCGGCGCGCAATACCTTCACCATAGCGGTTATTAATTTGCGGCCAAGTCATCGCCGTGGTGATAACTGTCGGCTGGCTGTCGTTATAGCGTGCCGAGATGATGCGCGATATTTCCGAGATGCCGCGCTCTCCGCGCTCCGTGCCAAGGTCATCGATGCAAAGCCAAGACGCTGAGAGCGCAAGCTCTGCCGATCGGCACTCTTCCCACGGAGCGCACCTAGCAATTTCGTTGCTGAGGTCAGACGCCACGAAGAACCACGCCGACTTGCCGACGGACCATGACAGCTCATCGCCATGCCAGGCCCTCATAAGAATCTCTCGCATCGTCACGGCTGCCAGCGTTGTCTTGCCTACTCCAGTCGAGCCGCAAGCGATGAAGCTGCCGAGCAGTCTATAGGCGTCCGGGTCCAGAAAGTCTCGTACCTTCTCGATGGCCGGCGCTCGCTCGATGGCGCTCGCGATGTCGAGACCCCTATATCGGCTTGGCACTCTCGCTCCAGTGACCGTTAGCTGGTCACGCCGGTGCTGCATCTTGCTTTTCTCAAGGTCTGTCTCTTGGCGCACTGCTTCAGCCTTACCGTCAACCACCAAATTCATATGTCTTATTAAACCGTCTGCCTTATTCATTCGCTGTCCCCTTCATTCCTAGTTGTCTTCTCATAATGTCGGCATCTCCAGAACGGGCGCCGCCAATTTGCACCACTCTCGCATTTGGTTTCGCGTCCGCTTTCGCTTCAGCCTTATTGATCCATTCTTCCGCTGCCGTGTCGCTCTTGACCACAAACTTCAGCTCAAACAGACCTTTTTCACGATACCAAGGATCGATAAATAGCCGGTCAATCCCGCTCATCAGCTCCTCGGCAGTGAACTCCTTGAGCCTTGTTTCGATTTTCTTCTTCATGCCGCTAGTGAGCCGGCGTTTCTTGTTCACCTCCTTGTCATACTTGTCCGCGTAGTGACCCCAAACCCGATCGACATTTTCAGCCACGAGCTTTGCTTTCCTCAAGAGCGTCTCTTTCGTTTCACGTGAAACAGTTTCGCGATCCTTCTTATGATCATGATCATGGTAATGGTTATGGTTATGATCATATTCGGGTAACAACCCGTCCAATGGTTTGGCGAAGTGTTCGCCCAACTGTTGGCAGAACTGTTTAATGTTGCGTATTGCTTCGCTTTTAAGCTCGCACTCTGGCAATTCGTTGAGCCCAATCACCCAGCTTTTAACGGTGTTTGGGTTCCTTGGCGGGTCGTGTTTAACGGCTTTGGCCAGGTAAATTAAGCCCCATTCAGCGTCGTATTCGATGCCCATAAGGTCTATTAACTCTCCCCAAGCCTTGTCGAATTGCTTATCCTGGAGCCCGGTGCTCTTCTTTAGCGCCTCTGGCCAAGCTTGAAACAGGCCGGGGATCCGTCCCCGCTCCAGTGGAGCGAGGAGACGGAACCACAAAAGCTTGCCCGCAATCGATAGTCGCCGCACCTTGCTGTCGTTCCAGACTCGGCAATTGACGCGGCTATATCTTGAGCTATTTTTCATCCTGTATAGCTCTCCAGCTTTCGCCATCTGGCGGAGCGCCCGCGGCTAGAACATAGGGACATCGTCCATCCCTCCGTCGTCTTGCGCCTCGTCAATGCTTCGCTCTTCAGCGAGCACGGCGAAGGAATTGAACTCGAGGCACACTGTCCACTCGCCAGTTTTCTTGTCCTTGTTCGACCCTTGCTTGCCGCTAAACAGGACGCGATCGCCTTTCTTGATTTGTCTCGACGCTCCGTCAGCCGCTGAGCGGTAGCCGCGGACGAACAGATATTTTGTGCGGCCTGCTATATGGCTTTCGATGTTGGCCCAGAAGTAGGAGCCCATCTCCTCCTTTTCTGGGAAGTAGCCGCAACCGTTCACCATGCCGGATTGGTTCCAGCTTGAAATGTCATTATTTGAATCGTTCATGTTTTCTCTCCAGTTTGCTTTTAATGTTTTCTAGTTCTTCGGTGTTAAGGAATGTCAGCCAAAAGATTATCGAATTGATGAGCCGGCCTTTCGATGGCGCGGAGACTGCGGGAGCCTTCAGCGCCTTGGCTCGTGGGACGCTGCTGCTCACTTGCGCCACCCATAACGGGTCGTTGTCGTTTCGACAATGCCTCCAGCGTCAGAGATGGCTTTCATTATCTCCGCTTCCCTTTCTTTGCCAAGCCCCTTTAGTGCTGACCGGTTTAGTTTTCGCGGAGCCAACTCATCAAGCTCGCCGTCGTCCGCAGTCAATTCGGTCAGCATCACCATACCGCTTTCGGTGAGCCCAGAAAAGCGCGGACTTTCTTTTGCTTCCCACTTCTTGTCGTCCTCTTCTCGTGTGATTTCATTGTCCGCGGAGTATTCTTTCAAGCTTGACTCCAGCTCCTTGATTAGTTTTTTGACGCCAGGCAGGAAGGCGATCGCCTTGAGCGCTTGCGCGTTGTTGGTTACTTCCGCCAGCTCGGCCCCGGGCTCAATGATGACCGGCTTCTTGCTAATCGTGGCGAGCGCTTGCCCTTGAGCCGGACAGACTCGGCGGTAGCTACACCAGTTCTTTGTGCAGTGCTCGCCAACGACGGGCGGCCAGTAGCCCGAAGCAATTCGTCCGGCCATCTTGCAGAGCTTGACCGCTGCCGCTTCGATTTCTTCGTCGCTGTAGGTCCAGCCGTCCACCTCGATGCTGCCGTCCTCGCCAACAAACCAAAGCTCGAAGCGGATAGGGTCCGGTGCTTCTCCGCGGCGCACTTGCGCCGTCTGGTGCGTCCCGTATCGAATCGCGCAAGCTGCCGATAGTCCCTGCATATTGTGGCGCGCCGGCGTGACGTTCTCGCGGCGTCCCGTCTTGCCGTCCACGTTTACGATCGTCCCGCCGTCAAACTCTGGCCAGGCTTCGAGGTCCGTTGTTAGCGCAATGTCACCGCCATCGACCTCCTCATAGTTTCTATGGCCGCCCGCGTCCGCCTCGTACCCTGTAAAGCCAACCGTCGGGTTTCCGTATGGGCTGAAGGCTCGTTTCTTTTCAAGCTTCAGATTGTAGTCGTCCGCTGGAAATTCCTCGGCAACCTTGTCCGCGAATGCTCGCGCCCTAAGCTCGACATTTTCAAGGTCAAACTCCAGGCCGAATGGAATAACGTCGGCCACTTCAAGCTCGTTGATTAGCTCGCCAATATCCGGCAGAAGCGCCGGGCGATACGTTAACATCTGCTCCCATCGTCCGTGAATTAGCGTCCCTCTGTGAGCCGGAAAGCCAACGGTGCGATCGGGCTCTTGCCAAGGCTCGCCCGCTTCCGCTGCCGCTTCGGGCGCTCCGCATTCGCTGACGCGCTGAGTTGTACTGCCAGAGCATAGCGGGCCGCTCATGATTTGCTCTCCTTTGCTTTTCGTGCGCCGTCTTTCGCGCTAGCGATTGCGATTTCAAGCGGGTCATCGGCCAAGTCGATTCGCTCGTCGGCTCGCTCGTGGGCCGCTTGCAGCTTTCGCCGGCTTTCATCGTGGCACTTCTTCCAGATTGCCGTAACGCAATCCTTGGCGATCGCGATGTCGTCTAGTGTCTTGGCGTCCGCGTATAGGCCAAGAATCCGGCTAACCTCTGCGGCTGTTTCCTTTGTTATGAGCTGGTGTTTTTTCTTTGTGCTCTTTGGTGACCGAGCTTGCGACTCGCCGTCGTCGTCTTCTTCTCCAGCGATGGCGAGGAGCGAGCAAAGTCCCTGCCGCTTCGCGTAGGTCAACCCGCTGCCAAAGTCCTGCGAGCCTGGCCGAGTTGTTATGATTGGCACGCTAGACTGAACCCATTGCCCGCTGCTGTGGGTTACCCGCGTTACCACTTCGTAAGAGCGGACCGGCTGAGTCAGCGTCATACCGTGAGCATTGAGCGCGGGCTTTGCTGCTCGATACATCTCACCGAGTGAAGCGTATTTGGTCTTGAAGTGCGGGTTTGTCTTGTCGAACTTTGGACTCCCCATTTCGGATTGCGCCTTGACTAGCTGTGGCATAATCTTGTCAACCTTGGCCGACGTTAGCGGGAGAAATCCCCCTTCTTCGCTTTCTTCGATGTCGTTCATGTTTTTCTCTTTCTGTTTTCTATTGGATGAGGTCAGCGGGCGAGCAGTTTAGCGCGATAACAAGCCGCCGGAAAAGTTTCAAGCTAGGCTCGCTCGCTCCCGTTTCCCACTTGCTGACGTGTTGTCGTGAGATGTCTAGCCGCTCGGCCAACTGCTCTTGCGTCAGCTTGGCTCGGGCTCGCTCGGTTTTTAATTTCTCTTTCAGTCCCATTCGGTGTCCTCTTGTTTTTTGTTACAGGCAAACGGCCACCAAAGCCGCCGCTAAAATTGCGCCCGCTAGGGCGTCGAAGAGATAGCGCTTCATGGTTTTAACTCCGATTGGATTGCGTCCCAGAGTTGATTGCAAGTTGCGCCCTTGCCGGCTTGCACTGTGCAGAATCTCACAAATGCGCCGCCTGATTGTTGCTCATAAAGCGCCCACTGTTTTCCGCCGATGTACTCCCCGCGCATCTTACCGCCTCCGGTTTTAAATTCTACCCATCCAACAAAGGGCGACTCATCCTTAAAAAGCTCCGCGCTCATGACCACTCCGCTTTCTCAGCTAGCTCGCGGTCTTCGTGCATCGCCTCGGCGTGATGTTGCAGAATCTCCGCGGCGTGATGCTCGCGCGCCACTATCTCCAGGTCGCCCGCGTGGGTGCCGACTAGCAGATGGCCCTCGTCCCAACTCCAGACGCCAGCCGTGCAATCGGGCTCCTCACCGCCAAAGTCGTCCATCTCGTCTGTCAGCTCAACGCGCCCGTCTTGGACGGCGTCCATCAGCTCGGCCAGCGTGGCGGGTTTTGTGGCTGCCTTGCTCATGCCGTCCGCCTTGTCTTGCTGTGCTCAAGCGTTGCCACTCGCGCCTTGTAGTAGCTCGTGGCGAGCGGGTGGCGTTCCCAGTCTGGCTCAAAGCCTCCGCCGGCGATCCATTCGCGCAAGTCGTCAACCGTGTCGTCGATTTCTTGGCTCACAAATACTCGGCGCCCAGATGGCGAACTAACCGATAGTTCATAGGCGATGTTCATTAGTGCTGCATTCGGGTCCATGTTTTTTCTCCTCGTGAGTGTTAGTCGATCGTCACAATCTGGGCCAAGCTCCGCACCCAATAGCGGGAGCCGTCTGTCATCGGGATATAAAATCCACCGAAGGTGCGGCGCACTATGTCAAAAACTTCGACCGTTCCGATCTTGTCTCCGGGCTTTACTGCGTGAGCTGGGATTTTCATTCTCTTCTTCTCTCTTTCTACTTATTAGACGTTGGCGCGTATAGTTTTATTCTATGAATCTCAGCTGCCGGCGAATACGTGAAACTCTCCAGATGCGCCGCGGCATCCCCAGTATTCCTCGCTGAGCAATTCGCGAGCGTAGGATTTCCAGTCGATATGGCGCTCCAGCTCGTTGGCTTTTTCGCGAATCAGGCCGAGTTGCTCGGCGTGGTCTTCTGCGAAGCTTACGCCGTCTTCCCAGCTCCCTTTGTAGCGGTCTGAAAATTCGGTTGAGAGGTCTTCGATGGTAACGCAGCCCTCATCGAGAAGCATCGCCAGCGCTTCCCTGTTCTGGTGGCCGTGCTCGCTAACTGCGAGCGCAAAGCTGACCATCCCCTCAAGTCCAAGTCCGCTGGGGAGATATTCGGTGTCATCGATGCGCCATTCTTCCGCGTAGGGTTGCGGGCTCTGACTCAGCATCTCGCTGATTTCCTCGTGTACTTCGTCAACGCTTTCCGCGTCAGTGATGTCGATCCATTTTCCGAAAAGTTTGCCGGCGTTGTAGCTCGCCAGGCAAGCGACGTAGATCTGTAGGCTCTTGTTTTTCATGTTGTTCTTTTTCCTTCTACTTATTAGACGTTCTGGCATACAGTTTTATTCGATGAATCGCACCAGAAAAGAATCAGTTTCCATCGGGATCGCAATCGCTCCGCTGGCTCGAAGGTAGCGACCGACTCCAGCGCTCAAACCAGTTCGCCCGCTCGGCTTCGAGACAGAATATGTTGAGCAATTTCTGCCATGCGTCCAGCCAGGCGAGACACTGCTCTACTGTAAGGCATTCGCTGGCAATAACGGCGAGGTGGGTGGCACAGAATGGGCGTACCACATCGCGCCAGCACCCATCTTCGTGGCTCTCCAAGCCCCTTGCTCCGCAATTGGGGCAACAGTCGCAATATCGCGTCCCGTGTTGGTGGCACATTCGGCTTGTCAGGCGGCGCCCAGTCTCTGCATAGCGCTCAACTTGACCGTGTGCCCGAATCGCAATGACCCTCAGCTCCTCTTCCGTTTTTCTCATCCTCTTCTTCTCTCTTTCTTGCTTATTAGACGTTCCAGCATACTGTTTTATTCTAAGAATCGTACAACAAAGCCCGACTTTCGCCGGGCCGTTTGTTAGATGGCGGCAGGCTAGCGCCCGCATCCTTCGCACCTTAAGTCTTGGTCGCACCTATCGACCGCGTATGCTGACCCCTCGCCGCGGCCAACCTGCCAGCCGTGGGACGTGGCGCAACCATCGCACATGACGGCGCACTGGTCGTCGTGCTTTGCATAGAATGTCCATGCGGACTTGTTCAAGTCGATTCGGATAGCGGATAGCGTTGCGTTGCTCATGTTGTCTCTTCTCTCTTTCTACTTATTAGACGTTCTGGCATACAACTTTATTCTAAGAAAGGCACAACAAAGCCCGACTTTCGCCGGGCCGTTGGCCTAGAGCCGCCGGCTCGCATGATATGCGGCTATCGCTTGCGGCCGGGTGAATCCGTTGGAGTAAAGCGCTTCGATGCACTCGAGGGCAGCTCTGTAGATTTCCTTTTCGGTCCACAATATTGGGCTAATCATGACAAGCGAGCTGGCGGCGTGTAGGTAATCGAAGCAGCATAGGCGCCCTTTGTTTGCCGCGGCTACTGCCCATTCGATGGCGTCATAAGCTCTGCAATTGTTGGTGGTTTCGGCGGCAATCTTGGTCTTGGGTTTGGCAAGCATGAAGCTCTTCAGTCCACTCTCTGTTTCGGTGTTTTTCATGTTGTTCTTTTCTCCTTCTGCTTATTAGACGTGGCAGCATACAGTTTTATTCTAAGAATCACAAAGAAAAGCCCGACTTTCGCCGGGCTGATTGGGCTTGTTCTCAGAGCCATTCGCCGTTTAGCTTGATCGCTGTGCATCCTGCATTCGGCATTCCGAAGTCGTCCAGCGGCTCGAAGCCTTCGAAGTCGCCGTATAGCATTCCCTCGTAATAGCATTCGCCGTCATCGTCATACATCGAGAAGCGGGTAGCGTTGTCCTCTAGCGAAGCATCGGCATTGCGCGGGCCAGTGACGCCCTTGTCTTCTCCGTCACAAATTCGGTCGCGGGTAATTGTCCATCGGTATGTTGCTAATTCAGTCATCTTGTCTCTCTCTTTCTGCATATTAGACGTGGTGGCATACAGTTTTATTCTAAGAAAGGCACAACAAAGCCCGACTTTCGCCGGGCCGTTGGGTGCTCGTCATCGCTGAGCGATCCACCAAGCTCCCCATGTTCGCTCGTTTTCGGTGCCCTTATTTGTGGTGATTCGGCAGCGGGTTCCGTATTCTCCGCCCGGAGTTTTAGTCAGCTTGCGGCCGGTGATTTTCAGCTCAGCGTAGGAGAATCCTCCGAAGCGGGAGCCGATTGCGGCGTTGGCCCACTGGGCTCCGTCCCATTTTTTCGCGTATTCGCTTGGCGTATACAGAAGGCTTCCGGCTGCCGGTCCCCAGATGCAGCGGGCTCCGGTGGCCGGAAATTCTGCGTCTTTGGTGTCCTCAATTCTCGTGTCGGTGGTTCTGCTCATCTTGTCTCTCTCTCTTTCTTACTTATTAGACGTGGTGGCATACAGTTTTATTCTAACAACGGCAAATAAAAGAGCCAGCCCGCAATCGGCCACAATCGCCCTCTGTAGCGTCTTTCAGGTCTTTGCGCGCACTAGCTCCAAAAACTCGGCCATCGGCCATCTGGACCCGTCTGGACCGCCGGGGTCGACGTGATTCGTCTTGCCCTTGCCAACTCCTCGCGTGACCTCGGCATGGGTACAGATGCCGCGCTCTCCTGCCATCATCTCAGCCGCCTTGACTTCTCGGATTGGCACGTCCCACCGGCGGCAAGCTCGCGCCACAATCTCGGCCGCTCGCTCCAGCGTCGTCGCGCAATCGTGAAGCCAGTTGGTGCTCATCGCTCGCCCGCATAGCTCGACATTGATTCCAGAAGCATTCGCGCCCGGAGCACAATAGGCAATATCAACTTCATCGACGCAGCTATAAGCGGACGACGTGTCCACCACATAGTGAGCGCTCGCCATCGGCGCGCCAGCTCCAGAGCCAAACAATGACGCTATAGCCTTGGCGGCGTCCGTTGCTGACTCGGTGCTATGAAGCACAACCCACTTGACGGAATCGCGGCCCGTCTTGCGATAGTTAGCCGATTGAATGTGGCCGGTGATGAGCTGAGTCTCTGGCGCCATCGTGTCACGGCTGCCGCTGTTAGATTCGAGCCATCGCTCCGTCGCTCGCTCTGTCGCTGGTCCGTGGATGCCATCGGCCTTGTTCTTCGGGTTTAGAATCTCGCCAAAGCCGTCCTTGATTAACTGCTCTTGCCAGAGCACGACGTCTTCTCCGCGCTCGCCGGGAAAGGTGATGCGCGGCGCTACGTCGTCCGCATCGTCAAAGACGTCCTCGCTTACCTGCGGGTGACGGAATCCGAGAAGCGGACCCTCGTGGCTGATAAGGTCGGCTTGCGGCCCGGTGATTAGCTCGGCAAGGTCCACCCGCTTGCCGTCGAGCATCGCTGCTCGCTTCATGATTCGGCATTGCTGCGAATAGTCGGCATGAAGAGCGGAGTGAGCGCTAGCGAATCCCTGAATGACTCGCGCGCCCGAATCGCTCACAGTTGGATAAAGCTTGATGCCTTTGTAGCTCGCCGCCTCGCCTTCAACGTGCCAACCGTAATTGGTTGCGCGGCCAGTTGCGAAGGCAGCTTTGGAGATGGTCCAGTTTTTCCAAGCGGTGACGATGCCGCGGCGCCCGTCTAGCTTCTTCTCAATGGCGTCGTGCTGCTCGATGAGCGCGGATGTCTTGCTGCTAATCGGCATCGGCATTGGGTCAATCTGTACATCGCTGCCGCTCCACGATGCGTCGGCTACGACGCCGGTCAAGAGCATCCCGCCAACGTGGTCGGCCATTCTTTGGCACAAGCTGAGCGAGCCGGCCAAGCGGATGGACTCTTCCGAGTCTCCCCATCGGATGGCGTCCGTCGTGACGTTGACCGTCAATCGCTCGCTGACCCTGACGGGCGACCAAGAATAGAAAACATCGCCGCGCTTGAAGGCCGCGAGCATCTTGGCTTCTCGCTGCTCGATGTCGTCCGGAAGCGCTTGCGCCCATTCCCTTGCGTTCATTTTGAAAACCTCGCGCGCCACTTGTCGAACGTCACCCAACGCAGCGCCACCAGTTTTCCCCCGCGATGACACGAGCCGGAGCCGTAGCCGTTGAGCCACCTTCGCCCTTTGCAAGAGCGGGCGCACTTGGCCGCGAGGTTAAGCGCCGAGCGAAAGCACTTGTCATCGTCGGTGACGAGCTGTCGCCCGGTCCAACCTTCGGGCGTTTTGCCTTGCCCTATGTTGCGCTGCATCAAACACCAGCTAGCCCCAGCGTCACCGCGGGCCTTGCCAACGTGGACGCTCTCTTGCCAGCCGCCCGACTCATAGTAACTAATCACCGCGAGAATCAGCGCCGTGTTCCGCCTGGCGTGAAAGCCGGCGAACAAATATGGCCCGTCATCCGTCGCCCTGGCGATAGCTTCAGAGATTGAATCGTAGCGCTCCAGAGCATCGTAGGGGTCTTCTTTGGCGTGCCGGTCCAGCGGCATCACCGACAGCATTACGGCGAGAACATAAGCAGAAAGGGACAAGGCTACTCCTTTGGAAACTTGGCATCGATTAGCGCGTCCACTTCGGCGTCGATTGCCTTCTTCGTTGGCTCCTTCGGCGGGTCACGCAATTCGGCGTGATTGTCAAAGAAGCTTTCAACGATGGACGGGACGACGCCAGCGGCTGCGGCGAATAGACGGATAGCACCTTCGGGGGTCACTTGGCAATCTCCAGGGCGTTAGCCATCGAGCTGAAACCCTTCTGAGCTTCGGCCAGCTCAGCGATGGCTGGCAGTAGCCGCGGGTCGTTTGGGTCGTTTATAAGCTTGGCCGACTGGATGGCGCTCGCGAGCATTAGCCAAGCTCGGCGCAAGCCGTTATAATATTTCCACGCCGGAGCGTAGCGCTTGCGGACGTCGTCCACGCAAAACTCCGCATCATCTCGCGATGGCGCAGTCTCAACGCAGTCCACTTGCTCCGCTTTATAGCGCGCCGCCAAGACGCTCTCCGCAGCATCGGCAAAGTCCGCAATCGTGTTCGCGGTCTTCGTCGCCACTTGAACTTGAGACGGCAGGCATCCGGCTACGATTAAGGCGAGCCCGATTAAGAGCATTAATTTGCCCATGAAGCTGAAGCCGGCCATCTTACTCTCCAAGGACTTTGGCTTTCCCGAAGTCCTCCAGGCCAAGCCCACCGATGAGGGTCATCCCAATGGCGGAAATCATCGCGGCCAATTCCGGGCCGGCTTTGCTGTAGCTGATAGCCGTGCAAACTGCGGTGAGGATTGCGGTCCAGAACTTACGGGATTTGAAAATTGGCTTCGTCATCATTGCCTCCGAATCATACTGATTATGGTGTCCAGTTTGCCGCCTTGGCGCTCAAGCGTTGAGCGCACCTCCGCCTGCTCGCGCGCTAGGCAATCTAGCTGAACGGTTTGGCTGGCTATTTTAGTGTCTAGCAATTCAATCTTTGCCTCGTGCCGGTCTTCAAGCGCCTTGACTTTTCCGTCCGTGGCGGGCGGCCTGCTCGTATCGCGCCGAGTCTTGGGCGTGGATTTCCTAATCTCGCGGAGCAGGATAATCGTAGCCGCGACGATGGCGCCCGCCGTCCCTAGCTCTGTAAGCATCTCGTGCATTTCAAATTCCAAATATCTCGTGGACGGTGTAGGCGGACAGAACAGCATCGCGCTTCAACAATATAACCCGCCCAGATTCCGCCAGCCGCGCGATTGCGTCAGCGCCAGCCGCTCCCTTTGCTGCTCCGTCGCTCGCCTCGTAAGCCATAGCCGTGGGCTCGTTGCTGCCAAAGACGGTCGCACTCTGAGGCTTCGCGAATATCATCCCGCTACGGTCGGGTCTGTCGCGCTCCTTGCCGGTGCCATTCAGCCACATACAGCTGAAGGCGCGGCATTGACTCGGACGGCTCTCGTATTGACCGCAGCCCGCTCCGGTGCAGTGCTCGCACGGCTCGCCCGCGGCCTTTGAAAGCTGACTCACCGCCATCGCAGTGCAGCACTCGGTGCATTCGCCGCAGTCTCGCAATCATATTCTCCATTGATAAG